GTCTTGCCCAATTCATGTTCGTGATCGACAGCGTAAGCATCATCCGAATGTACCTTCTCTGACAATTCTTGATTAGTTTTTAAAAATTTTTGTTTTTAAATTTTTTATGTCGTCTTGAAATGGACCAAAAAACGATGTACTTAAAAAGCAGACTAACCACTCCTCGTCACTAAAAACAATAATAGTTGTAATCGATGCCCATTCCCCCCAATTCAACCCTAACAACGTATGCACTTTTACATCTTCTTTCTTCTTATTTGGCAAAATAAAAACGCCTATGATTTAGGCGCTACATAATCTTCTCCGGTAATATCCTTGTACTGGTCAGCAGTAATACATCCTAATTGTACGAAGGTCTTATAATAATCTAATTCATGGTTGCCCCATGACCAGAAAATTTTACATTGCTCGTAATATGTCATTATTTGTTAGCTCCTTTCAATGTGGCGAGCTCATTGCTCTGTTGCATCATTACGATTTGCATTTGAGCAATTGTTTTCGTTTGTTGCATAACAATTTTCTCCAAAGCTGATGGTTCAATTGGTGTTTCTGGCGCACTTTCCCATTCTTGTGTGTCAAAATTAAACTTTGGTCGGTCAATATTAGGTGGCACAATGGTAGTGCAACCTTTTGGAATTTCTTCATTAAGATCTAAGATTAAGACATTGTAACCCCACGGATTCAACGGTTCGTAAACATAAACTTTTTCTGGTACGCTGTTATCGTAATTCATATTATCCCCCCTTATTGTTCAATCCAGTAGCCGTTATAAAGGACAAATTCCGATAATGTCCCGCCATCGTAGGTTACGTCCGTTTGTTTTTTCAACACCATTCGTCCACGGTCGATGGTGCTTCCCCATTTACCGGCATACTTATAAGTAACTCCACCAAAGGTAAGCACCTTCAAACGGAACCCGTTATACGATTTAAATGGTGCTGGCAGGATTCCGATTAAGTTCCATTGATTAGTCGTAGGATTACTTGCAACGGTTAGTAGTGTTGTATTGTCTCCCAAAGTTGCGGTTGACCCTTTTTCACCCCGATAGATTTGCTCGAAATCAGATGGACCTGCTGGATGTAGGCTACTGTACATTTGTTCACCACTGTGTGCTTTATTCATTTCGTCTTCTGTAATGAAACTGTTGGTGTCAATCCCACTTAATAATCCACTAATCCGGTCAATCCCTGTTGCGTTCATATTAGTAGCAATATCGGTGTGATTCCGATTATGTGGTTGCCACCATGAATCATTAGACAAAATGCCCAGTTGAAAATTGTAAGCCATTGGTTGGAGATTAATGGTTGCGTAACCGCCTTGAACTTTGCCATAAAGTGTGACCACAAAAATTGGCACTCCGCTAGCGTCATTGTCAGCTGTTTGCTTAACGTACAGTCTAAACTGGTGACCAGGGTTCGATAGGTTTGCATTGGTAAAATGAGTGTAGTCTCGTGCTACAGAATTGCAACTCAAGTTAACGTGAACACTCTTAGAAGACGCTGAAACAAAAGCCCCAACATGCAACCAATCCATATCCTGATCCCACTCAGACGTGGTGTCGAAAACTAGTGCATCTAACGATAGTCTGCGTAAGGAATCGAGGTCTTTATCCGCAACTTGCTGATTATCATACCGCAACTTTTTTTGAAAAATTTGTACCCAAGATTGGCTGTTATTGCTTGGGGCTTGCATGGTGCTTAAAGTTTTAAAACGGTCGTATTGTGCATGAGGGTTACCTTGAGAATTGTGATTGTATTTAGTTAATGGTTTAGCCATTAGATCAATCCTCCTTTAAAATATTTTTTAAGAACTAATTCTGATTCCGTAGTCTTATTCGGACTGGTGAAATTAAATGGTGCATTGGTATTCCAAATAGAAACACCTATAATGTTGGAATTTTGCGAGAATGCTTCAAACGTAGCTTGATAAGCGGCTGCTTGTCCGCTGAAATCTTGGTCACCTTCTTGCAGAGAAATCAGCCTAGCTAAGCCGTCTTTCCACGGCATTGATCCTGTTTCAGTAACAAAAATTGGCTTACCATATTTAGCAACATAACTGTCAAACATGTCCATATAGTGGTTTCCGTCCTGTTCGAAGTACCAACCAGCGATTAGTTCATCTTGTGTAACGCTGTCGTCATAGTTCTTATTAATGTAGTTTGGATAGGCATTAATGCCGACCAAGTCAACCGCTTTAGCAATTTGACCGTGACCGTCAATGTCCTTAGCTTCATTACCATCCATGGCATAAGTGATTAATAGATTTGGATACTTCGCTTTAATTGATTGATAAATGTCAAGCCAGTTTGCAATATACTTTGGATCGGTACATTTATCTTGTTCGCACCCAATACATAGAATTGGAATGCCATTTGTGTTACACGTTTCAGCATAATGTAGCATGACGTCTTTCCAGTTTTTAAAGAACGTGCCAAAATCACTAGGCGTGTAAGTGGCACGGTTCAGTCCGTCATATCCTCCAGCTAATCCAATGTGTGGCTTGATCATGGTAATTGCTAAGCCCATTTTTTTAATGTGATCAATATTTTGTTGCACTCGGTCGTCAGATTGCATGACAATGTTCGGGTCGGTGGAGTTGGTAACTGTAACCATGATTGGCATAGCTAACGTGCCGCCAACGCGAAGAATAGCATTGATGTTATCGTCTGAAATGCCATCGCCGATTGAGTAGAGAGTTGACGAGATTGTTTTATACGTTAAATAATTTCTACCAACAATTTTTTCTAGTTTACCAACTCTGTTAGTAACATCAACTTCAATTATTTTTTTTAGGTCATCTAAATCTTCTTGTTTAACACCTTTTCCAGCTGCTAAATCTTTTTCGTATTGTTCTAAACGTTCCTCTGCTAACTTTAATCTACTTAGATAAGTATCTATATCTGTGTTGCCCTTTGTTAATGCATCCTCAATTTCTTTTTTTAATGCTTCCCAAGCGTTACTAATATCTCCAAAAGTTGTTTTAGATTTAGCTACCGCTTCATCTAACAACTTTTGCAATTCCGAGCGGAAAGGTTCTGTATCCACATACATATCGGGATTATCGTTTTCAACAATAAAACGAACGGTATTTGTCGTTACCCGTTTACCCTTATCGTTCTCCAATCCAAAGAATCCGTAGAACATTCCCTCTTGTGGAAACATTGTCCCTGGCAAATCCATTTGAACTTTACCACCGCCAATAATATCGTTGGTAGAACCATGGTAGCTAACGGCTATTCCTGTTTCAGCCGTAACTTTCTGTTCTTCATCTGGCTGTCCAACCCATCCCATCATAAACGGCGTAAGTTGTTCTTGCTCCATGCGTTCAACAATGCCACGCTCAACATACTTAATTACTAATCGAACTTGATCATCACCAACACGGGCATTAAAGCTGTCTGAAATATCGACAACTTTATTTTTTAGCTCACTTCCTGGCTTATATACGTCCATTACAATTGTTGTAATTGCCATTAATTGTCCTCCTCTAAATCAATAATTTTTCCATTACGATAAGCGATTGGAAAATCGTATTTATTTAACATTGTGACAATGTCCTTTACATTTTGTTTAAGTTGCATTACCGCAGGTGATTCGGTATCTGAATCTAGATTGTTAATTTCTTTTTCGATTTCAGAAAAATTATCGACTAAATCATTTCTAAAATCATTTCCTAACCCCGGGCTTAAATTATCCGTTTTTAATTTAATGCTCATTATTTGCCTCCTTTGTAAAGACCGCATCACCCTGATTACTAACCGATAAAACAAAAATAGAACCATCTGGTGACTTAAATTTAAGCCCTTCAAAAGGTTCTACCTGTATTTTATCCAATTTAGCTTTGTCTTCTTTGCTTATTAATCCATCAGCGGATGGAGTGGCTAAGCCATATTTTGGGACAAATTTATCAATTTCTGAATCAAGACCCGTAACACTATCCGCTCCAACTTTTGGATAGTAAGGTTCACCTTTTGTAAGTCCGAAGTCATTATTTCCTCTCGCACGTAACTGTATAATTTTAGTACTCACTTTCACCAACCACCTCTCCATATACACTTGAATCATAAGCCTTATTGGCTAGATTCGTAGCATTTGAAACACCTTTTATGCTATTCTTCTGATTTTTAATCACTTTGGCTAAGCTGTTATTATTTCGCTTCTGATAATCAAGAATTGTCCTAGCACTATTATTTAGTGTAATTGAATTTTTTTGTGTTTTATCCAGTGGATACCAAGTGTACCCAACCACTTCAACATATGTTACAAAACTCATTGGTCGAACCTCTAAGCGCATCATTTCGCCAGGAGTTGGCTTCTGGTTAACATCACTTGTAATGGTAATCGATAAGCTAGGCTCCGCTGTCATTTGTGATAACACGTATTTTTCCATTGCCGCCTTGTCCGTGAATCGGTCGTCCGAAACGTCTTCGCCAGGATGTAATCCCCACTTGTTAACTGAATCTTGGTTAGTTACTAGAAATGGATCGAAGTAGTACGCTGGTTTGTCTGAATCACTACCATCTTTTTCCTTGCCAATAGCCATTACTTGATTAACAATTTCGGTCGAATCACTTTCTAATTGAACATCGCTTGTATCATGTAAGTAGTCAATCCGGCCACCTAAATACTTGCGAAAACTTTCAATTTCATAAACACGTATTACTTTGTTGGTTGGATAGATTACAGCATTAGACCATGTTTCCGTTATTTTACTCAATCCATCTTTTGCGCTACCACCACCCAAATCAGTGATTTGTTGTCTATCAAAATTACCGTGAACTTCCCACGTAAAACCTAACTGATTACCTTTTAAATAATAACTTAGCACATCATCAATGCTGTACGTCTTAATACCTGCGTTTACATTACGTTGCCGGATTCGAACCACTTCATTGTAAACATGAGTGGCCGTGATTTGCTTAGTGGTAAAACCGCCTTGCGCATCCACCGATGATTGTTTAACGATGTATTCTTCACCATTAAAGAAGACGCTACTTTCAACGTCTAACATTTCAAAAGCGACCAGGTTTTTGGGACTTGAAAATGCTGTAAATGTTAATTGATAAGTGTTGTTTTTCTCCCACGTGATTTGTACTGAACTTGGCACAAAAGCGGTTAAGGGCTCTACATTGGTGCTATGCAGCCCTTTAACCAAAATCACATTCGGATTATTAGGCAATGTAGACAAATGGAAAGCTGAACGTGACAGTGAAATCAGTTGCACCAGTAACCGATATGTCATTCCAGCCCGTAGCAAGCGTCAGGTTACCATAGTCGGTATTAACGCTTGCTGGTTCTCCGTTTAAAGTTGTGATAATACCATTTAAGACGATATTATCCGTTTTCTTAGCCGGTTTTGTATAAGACCACGAGGTATTCGTAGTCTTGTTAGTAACCGTCAAACTATTACCCTCAAAGTTGATTTTTAACATCAAATCGTGGCTCTGATAATACGGGTCAATCATAATATCCGAAGCATTGAAAATTTTAAAATTAGGTTCAGAATGTGTATAAATTAAATCTTCACTAGGGAGGTTCATACCTAATTGCCAACCGTTCTCGTTAAACGTATATAAGCTGTCTGAACGTAATAAAGAGTACTTATAGCCACTAGGATTTTCAAAGGGAATTGTAAATACTGCGTCATGAGATCCTTCAGACGAAGGAGCAATATCAAATGTGGCGGGAATAACATACTTCACAATTGCTGGCTCAGCATCTGTCCTAATTCTCATCGATTGACGTTGGCTAAACAGCCTATAGATGTTATGTTTAATCATTTTATAGTCGTACCAATCTCCAAAGTTAAGCCCAAATTTAGCGTTAATCACATTTTTATCGTAATTAATCGACTGTAGTATTTGCCCATCTCTCCCTGCGTTTTGCTGAAAAGTAGAAACGATACTTGGTGCCTCATCATCACCTAAATATATTAGCCCTTTAATAGCTTTCGATACGTCCACTTCATCACCATTTTTTGGTTTTAAAAACAATTTAGGTATCACTATATCCACCTCCTTTTAAAATGATTGAAAATCAGCGATATTCTGATCCAACGCTTGAGTTCTATATAACGCATCTTTGTTGAACGCACCGTCTCTGGTTGCCAATATCTGCTCTTGCAAAAGAGCAACCATATTTGCGGCTAAATTAGTTAGTTTGTCTAACTTAGTAATCAATTCGTTACTGCCATGAGCCGTGTCATGGTCGGTGATTCTATCTGGGTTATTTTTAGCCATGTGAACGATAGTTTCACCTAATAGTTGATTAGCTCTATCAGAGCGCGTCATAGATAGCGGGATAGCCATTTCTGGGCCTGCTTCACCAAAGATAGATGGAGTAGTAGCAATGCCACCGTTAGCATAGCCATGTCCGTTACCAAGGAAACTTAATCCATGTCCATACCGGTGTTTTGCGTAATTTAAACCAGCTAACATATTGTCAAAGCCATTCCAAATATCGTTATGGCCAGGCAAGTGATAAGCCCTAAATGTTCCCGGCTTAACTTGCATTAATCCCATAGCATGTCCGTCAGCTAAACCGTCGGTACCACCCATAGCTCTTGGGTTGCCACCTGATTCAGTGTTGATTTGACGTAGTACTCGGTTAACCATGCTAGCACTAGTTGAAAGTCCAAGCTTACTCAAGGCCTTTTCGACGTCGGATTTCCAACGTTGAACACCTGAGCCACCGGGATTACCACTTCCACCATCGTCACCAAACATGCTGGCAATCTTCTTAATAGTACTCCAGAATCCGCCACCAACTTGTTTCTTAATCATTTGTTGAAGCGAGCTGTTGCCACTACCCTCTGCATCTGAGCCCTTGTCTTTGCCGTGCTGTTTAGTAATATCCAGCCAGCCTCTAGTGCTCATTCCGCTTCGGTTCCATACCGAACCACCGTTAGTTAAACCGACATGTAAATGTGGCCCAGTTCCTAGCCCTGAGCGTCCTAAAACACCTAGAACATCACCAGTCTTGACGTGTTGTCCTTTGTGAACTCTAACGTCTTTAGCGTGGCCAAACTCTTGATAAATGATTTCTTTACCAGTCGAATCACGAGTAACGATGTTATAACCAACCGCACCCCAGCCAGCGGGAGGATTACCAACACGGATAACGGTACCACCGTGCATAGCGTGAAATGGCGTCCCTATTCTTGCAGAGAAGTCGTTCCCATCATGAACGCCACCGCCACGAGGTGAACCGAATCCATCAGTGTGTGTCCAGCCACTCCCTGGCGATTGCCAACCGCCACCGTATGAACCACCGCCGCTTAAATCAACCATGCCCCATAATGTAGACCACCATTTTTTGGCTTGCTTCTTAACGAAATTAAATCCGCCTTTAGCAATTGTCGGGAAGAATCCTTTGGTTGAACCTTTAGAGAATGGCATTAAGCTTTCTAATGCCTTACCCGGATTAGAGATAATTTTAGTTCCTACCTCAAACAATCCTTTTAAGCCATTAGTAATCTTTTTGAAGACGCTCTTAGCCCCGTTGATAATTCCACCAAAGAAGTCTCCAATTCCACCACCAGCAAAATGTGTAATGCCTAGCATTGGAGCTAACTTCGCCGAATCACTAGCATTGGCAACCTCGTCACCTGGAAATAATACTGTTTGAGCGTTCTTTTCCTTAGAGTATTCAACCGTTCCTGTTGCTTTGCGGAAGATTAGCTCTGGATTGCTTGCACCTGGTTCATCGTTTACGATTGCCGGCGTAATTGAATTAATCGCACGTCTAAAGTTAGAGCTTCCAAGCGAACCGGTACCAGTTGCGAAGTGAACATGGCCAATTGGGTGAATAGTTTGTTTTGAGCCACCAAACTTATGAATTACCCAATTAACGCCACCGATTCCTTTATTAATGATATCGATTACAGCATTCATGCCGCCGGAAGCCATGCTCTTCAGTGAATCCCATAGACCGCTGAAAATGTTCTTGACGCCGTTAACCAGTCCATTCCAACCGCTCTTGAACTTATTACCGAAGCTTCCTAAAATGTTCATAGCTCCAGAAGTCCAGTTACTAAAAGTCCTACTTAATTTCTTAGTTATCCCGTGGAAGAAATCGTGAACGCCATTCCACATATTGCTCCACTTTTTACCGAACCAGTTCTTGAAACCAGTCCATGTCTTCGAGATTGCACTAGTCCAATCTTTGAAAATTTTAACAATCTTGTTAAAAACGCCGGCATAGAACTTACGAACGAAGTTCCAGTATGCACTCCATGCTTTTTTGAACGACTTACTGAAAGAGTTCCAAAACTTTGAAATTGCTTTTCCCCAAGAATTGAAAGTCTTGTGTATGCCGTTAAAGACGTTAGAGAAGAACTTCTTGACTGAATTCCATGTGTTGTTCCAAGACTTTTTGAAAGATTTGCTGAATGATGAAAAGCCTTTTCTTATATTGCTAAAGAACTTTTTAATTGTCTTAAGAGCGTTTTTAGTGAAATTAGAAACGGCCTTTGCAATACCATTAACGAAGTTTCTAAACTTCTTGCTATGCTTGTATAATTCATATAAAGCAACACTTATTCCGACTACAGCGGCGGCAATTGCTACAAATGGATTAGCTAACATAAACTTACCCATTTGTAAAAATGCTTTACCAGTTAAACTTGCCGCCTTCTTCAATCCATTTAAAGCAGTTATCGCAACTTTAGAGCTAACCTTAGCTGTCCATTTAAGTGCCTTTGCAATGCCCTTCCCTGTTGTTTTAGCGGTCTTTGAAAGCACCGAAATAGTTTTATTCGCGGCCTTTTTGCTAACCTCAGCTGTAAACTTGAGTGCCTTGGTAATGCCCCTTCCTGTTGCTTTAGCAGTCTTTGAAATTACTGAAATAGCCTTGGTTGCTTTCTCTTTGCTAACCCTAGCTGTCCATTTCAAGCTATCCTTAATTAATCTAGCGTCTTCTTTAACATCTCTAGCAAAATCTCGCATCTTAATACCAGCATGTACTAAACTCGACGTAAATCCCGCTATTTTTTTGGCAATAAAAACGCCTGCTAGGACTTTGCCAAGGGTTTGTAGTCCTTGTTTATGCTTTGAAAGGTCACCTAACGCACCGGACAATCCTTTAACCGCCTTGCCATGTCCTGTCATCTTCGCTAAGGGTTTAACTACCGCTCCTAAGCCACTAATTAATCCCTTGAAGAATCCAACGCCGATACTTCCAATAATCTTGATTGAACTCCACAAGGCTTGAAAGAAGCCAATGATATCTTTAGCATGTTTGGCAATTACGTTAGCTAAACTGGTAATCGTGTCTGCAATTGACTTAAAAATCTTATCGGAATCAAAACCGTTTTGCGGACTTAGTGCTTTTGCAAAAGCGTCAGAAATTTTATTGAACCCTTTAGATGCTGTTTCCCCTAATTTGCCGAAGCTTTTTTCCGTTTTAGGGTCGGAAACCCATTTAGAAATCGCACCCAGGAATGGATTTCTCATTTTAAGCAACGGAGATGTAAATGCACTCATTAATGCCGGAACACGTGCGTTAATTGTTCTACTCATCCCATCAAACGTCTTACCAAAGTTAGCCGTCGCACTTGAGTATTTCTTTTGCATCTCATCCATGACTTTTTGCATAGTTTTCGATGATACTTCCCCATTGGATATCATATCATTAAGCTGTTTCATGGATAAGTTATGGTTTCCTGTAATCTTTTGCTCGGTTTTTAGTAACTCGGTTCTGATTTTAGGAAAGACGTTAACAAAAGACATCATATCCTGAGCGGAAACTTTGCCGTTCGCCATCATCTGGGAATATTGCGTAGCAAAGTTCTTAACTTCGTCGTCAGTCTTGCCAAACGCATCTTGAAGAGTTAAGACGTCAGTAGTCAACTGCTTGGTTGTCTTGCTGGAGTTACTAATCGAGTAGAATTTCTGGTTTAAGTCGTTAACCATATCGGTTGAGTTAGCAAAGGCGGCCGCCATCTCATTGGTCATATCGACCATCTTTTTGCCTTCTTTAGCATTCCCCGTCAAGGTCAACCAAGAAGCGTTCATGGTTTGTTGTGCTTTTGCATATTCCATGGACTTGTCCCACATATCATGCAATTTCATTGAAACTGCACCCAATGCATTAGTGAAGGCATTGCTAACGATGTTCGCGGCAAATACACTTTTGAAAATCGAATGGGTTTCTTTACCTTCTTTTTTTAATCCACCAAACGATTTTCTTAAACGCTGGATAGGAGAAGGGTTTAGCTCTTTAAGTTCTTTATCAAACTTAGAAACAGAAGACTTCGATTCTGCCATAGAAGTTTTGAGCTTTTCTACGGCGATTCTTTGCTTGTTAATAGCACTTGCACTACCATCGTTCTTTTCTAAGTCTTTAAGCAAGTATTCTTCTTTTTTTAGAGCTTTGCTAATATCATCGATAGACTTACGAGCATTGTCTCGTTTCTCTTTGAGAGCTTCTTCATGCTTTCCCTCGGCTTCTAGTCGGTCTATTATAGCCTTAGATAGTGAATTGCGTTGGCGCATGGACGAATTGAGACCGTTAATACCACTCTTCTCACGTTTTAAAGCTTCGTAAGCACGTTGTTGTTGTGCTTCCATAGACTTTAAGGCGGTAGTAGCTTTATTCAATTCATTACCGTATCTTACGGCCTGCTTAGCTCCGTCTTGAGTAGTCTGGTCTAAGTCTTTCATTTTTTCTCGGAGGGTTTCTATCCGCTTCTTTTCGGCATCGATAGATTCCCCGAGACCTTCGTACTTAGCTTGACTAGCTTTTAGATAATCACCATTAGACTTGAGTTGTGCCTCTTGCGCTTTCCAAGCCGATGTGGAGCTTCTGACGGCTTTGGTTAAAGAATTAATACTATTTGAAGCCTTAAGGGTTTCTAAGGCAATAGAAGTACTCATAACTGAATCGACTTTACTTGCCATATATTTTTATCCTCCTTCCTTTAAGAGTTTTGTTTATAGATTTCCATTGAATCCACCATCTGGTCTTCTGGCGCTTTAGCATTTACTACTTTCATAAACTCGAAATAGTCTTGTTCGTCTATATCTTTTGGTAGTAAGTGATATTCCGTTAACATCCGTTTATAAAAGTAGTTCATTTCTTCAATGGAACGCTCTTTTTTGAAAATCTCTATTCGGATTTTTCGGAGGCGCTCTTTTCTGCTAAAGGGTCTTCCAGTTCTTCTTGTTCTTCCTTCACACTTTCACGGAGTTGTTGAATGTCTTTGTCGGTAGCGCCTTGGAAACGTGCGGTAGCTTCACCAATCGCAAACGATAATTCTTGCGGGTCTAGTTCTTCTTCTGCCTTTTCAATCTGTTTATCGCTTAGCTTTAAGAAGTTTTTAAAGAAGTGTTCAATTTCACTCAATAATTGTGCCTCATGTTCAAGTTGTTCAATTTCAGTCATATCATCTGAATGGTCATCTTGCAATTTAAGTAAGGTCAATTGGATTGAGTTGATTAGTTTTGTGTTTGCTACACTTTGAGCAACTTTAACAGGTTTTTTCATGCCTAGTTCTTTGATTTTGATATTTACAATTTTCATGTGTTTATTTCCCTCCGTAAATTAAAAACCCGCCCCTTACGGTATTGTTTACTTTCTTAGGCGAGTTAAATTATAGTTATTATCAGTTTTTATTGATGTGAAGCATCTTGTGATGGTTGTTGTGGAGTTACTTGTGTTGTAGCTTTATAGCCTGCGAATACTTGTTCCATCATCTTACCTTCGTCAAAGCCTTCTGAAACGTCGGAATACATAGCAAGCGGTTCACCGTTAAATTCTGGCGTAGACAATGCTTGATAAGTCAAAGCGTCGGTTGCCATTGTGTCGGCGTTAGTATCTGTCCCGTTGTTAGCCGAAGCTTGCGTTAACTTTCCGTTACCAAAGCCGTAGAAGACGCGGTGCAAGCGGTCGATTGATTGACTTTCGATAAGCAAAGCCACTGAAGGGCGTTTGCCAGATTCAATCCAAGCCCCTGTATTGGTGTCTTTAACACGCCCAACAAGTTTTTGAGTGGTTTCGAATGGCAAGTTATTGAAGTCTAGTGTTACTTGCGGCGCTCCCTTAGGTGTTGAAACGAATACGGCTTCGTTATTACCGTATTGAATAGTTCCAGCGGCTTGAATGTTTGTAATATTTGCTGTTTTAGTACCCCACATTTTGGTGGTAACTGGTAGCAACCCATTTTCTGATAAACCATTTTCTCCTGTAAGAATTTTTCCTGTTTCAGAATCTTTAAGTGCTAGTGTTACTAGCTTTAAACCTACTGTAGCCATTAATAACTACCTCCTATATAATTTTTTTGAGTAAAATAAAAGACCTTGATTAGTTGTTTATTATCTGGGTCTGCGTATATTGGTTTTGAATCGTCTATTTTCCAACCATTCTTCAAAAACAGTTGCATAACTTTGATGTTTTCCTTTTGAATTGAGCCTTTAAACTGGTATTTAAAGAAAATCTGTACTTGAACAGCATTCTCGATTTCATTAAAAACGTTGTTGCCATATTGTGTTGGCTTTTCCCTAATCGAAGTAACTAACGCAATCGTCCTGCTGGTATCATCTTGAGCGCTCTTTGGCAAATAATTAACGTAGCATTCATCGAGCCAATCGTAGTCAGCTTGGTCTAAGATGTTTTTAGCTTCCAATACAGGATTATCCATCATTAAACCTCCTTATGCTTATTAACAATCTTCTGGTATTCTTTCTTTTCGACCGCTAACACCTTTGGCATTACTCGCTCTCTAAGGTTCGTGATGAAATGGTCGCCAACGTAATATTTAGTACCGTCATTCAACCGTCTGGCGTTGTTAGCGTGGTAATGGTCGAAACCAACAATACTAGTTCCATCTTTGATGTTGTCGATGTTAGTTCCTTTCATTACAACCGAATCCGCCATGTGTCCGAAGACTTTATCATCATGTCCAGAATAATGTTTCTCACGTGTTTCACGTTCTAGCTCTTTCTTGAAAACTCTAGCACCAGCTTTAGTTATCTTAGCTTTGTCATTGGTGGACATGTTTGTGGAGATTTGTTTAACCTGCTTGAGCCACTGTTCCATAAAATCAACGTAGTTAATGCTAACCACCTGCCTTCTTTACTTTCTTGAGAGTGACGAAGTCGTAGGCAAACGTTTTATTAGTATCATCTGTACTAATTGAAACAATATCGTAATACTCGTTACGATATTTAGCTTCGTAGCTTTCGTTGACTTTAGGATTGTGACGAATAACCACGATAATGGTATCCTCCAGCTCCGTTTTCATAATCTGGTATTGCTGATTGAGCGTTCTAGTCCGCGGAGCACACCATAGACTTAATTCAGATACAATTGTCGGAGTATAAAAATTACCCGATTTATCTAGTTTATCTTTTGTCTTTCTAAAAGTAATTTTATGATTAAAATCAGAGGGTTTGAATTTCATCATTCCCACCTTTCTTCTCGTCCATGGCAATCTTGGTTGATAGGTGAACAATTACCATTTGAAATCCTTTAGAAGTCCCATTCGTCAATTCACGGTCGTAATACATCGACGTGGCTAGGTTTTTAGTAGCTAAATCAAACAGCGTTGGATATTTTGCTTCAAGTTGTTCAGTTGTTAAATCATCCGTTACGCTGTGAGTAACAATTTCCTTAGCGGAATCAATTAAGCCTTGAACAGTTTTAGTTTCTATTTCGTCCGCATCAATGTGAAGCTCATCCATCAACTCGGGAGCTGTAACCGCCATTCGAAATCACCTTCTTTATTCGGTTGCTGTAATTGTCGTTATATTTCCAATTTTTATTGAAATCATCTTTTATGGAAGTATAGTTCCAATTGTGTCCGATTTATTTTTATTTACCTGTGCTAGCACTACCGGCTGCAGCACTAGGAATTGAAACAAAGTAACCAGCCGACTTATCAGCAACTTCAACATCAAAGCGCATTGCTAGTCCGAGATATTGACCGTAAATTTCATTCTTAACCCAGCTGATTTGAGTGTCTGCACGGTTAACATAAAGGATTGCACGCTTCAAGTCACCAACCCAAATGCGAACTTCTCCAACTTGACCTAGTAATTCATCATTAACTACAACTACTGGTTTACCGAATATAGTTAAACCAGAAGATGCTGTAATGCTTTCTTGTAATAGGTAACGTCCTTCTTTGTCCTTCAATGTGTCCAGAACTTGGTATGCTGATTGTGAAACAACCACGGTCTTGTCATATGCGGGGTCTAAATCAACGTTAAGAACGTGCTTCAAGTCATCTACTAATGTTTCAACGGTCGAAGCCTTAGGGTTAAACGTAACTAACTTAGCACTAATAGCCTTGTTTAGCGTGTTTACGCGTTGTTCACCAGCGTTCTTTTGAATAACTGGCATCAAAGGAACTTGTGTGTCTTGAATCGATTCTTCTGAAATTGGAATAGCACCACGATAAGTAGCAACCTTCCAAGTAACATTTTCGAATTCTGGTTTAGCTAAGGCTGGATTTTCTGCCAGTTCTTCTACCGAGTTCATTACCGCGGTAGCACGTTTCAAAACTGGATAAGTACCAGAACCAGTAGTAGCAGGGGTCTTAGTTACCAATGAAGATAAGTCAACAACCGAGTTAACTTCTGCTTCTGGATTGTAAATAATATCTTCTGGAATCATTGCCCCGATATCGCCAGTCTTTAATCCAGCATCTCGAACTGTACCGTGGGAACGAATGTAGTTTTCAATTGAACGTGTGCGGTTTTTTTCTTTTTCTTCTTGTTGCTTTGCTGTTAAGTTTGTAGCCATTGTTTTATCACCTTTTCCTTCTTTTTGTTTTTTTGCATTAAGTTCATCCTCGGCGACATAGTCATCGTCTGAGTTATCATCAATATCTTCATCGTCCCGCTTATCTTCATCATCAGGAACCGTAGCAGGATCTTTTTTTAGATTTTGCAGGAGTAGAGGTGTTTTTACCATCATCGCCTTCTGGCGTTCCTGTAGGTTTGTCATCAGGTGTATCATCGCTTTCATCTAAGCTTTCTAAAGCTTCTAGCTTAGTATTGATATCTTGAATTTCCTTCTTAAGCTCTTGCACCTGTTTCATTTGGTCTTCGATATCTTCCGTAGAACTATCTTCCTTATTGATTAAGTCCCGCGTGTCAGAAATTAATACTTTAAGTTGTGCGAGTTTATCGCGTTTTTTCTTCTTGCAGTTTTGTTTCCAATTAGTAAACCTCCATCTCAATTAAATCTAAAAAGAGACGCGCCTTTTCTCGACGTGTCTCTTCATTAACTTTCTTTAATCCACGACTAACAGTAACGCTAGTCTCTGTGTAAGCGGGTAATGGTGTAATGCTTATCTCGGTCAGTTCTCCAATTTGTAAAATAGTATGAATTAATTGACCGTCGCCATCACGTTTCCAGCTATCATCCGCAATCGTAAAACCAAAGGAGCATCCCTCTAGGTTCCCGTTTTTGATGTTGGTATAAACATCTCTTCCTAGAGTTGTGTCTGGAATATCCAGCGTAAATTTAAGCCCGTAATCATCAACCTTCAAAACTAGAGTACCAGCCGATACTCTACCTAAAACGTTGGATAAATCGTGACTATAAAGGGCTAATACATTACTCATATCAACGCCATCAAACATGTTGGGGTCACAATATTCAATAAAGCCTAAGTCTTCGCTTGGTTGATTAAACACACAAGCGTAACCAGTAACCTGTCCAATAGCAGATGTACTATCATCATTGCTTAAGTCCCGTAAGTGCCAATCTTTATTTAAAACACTTCGAACATCATTTTTCGAAGTCATCATCTATCACCCCCTTTCGTTGAAGGAGGTTAATTACTTGTTCACCACTCAAAACAGGAGCTTTTCCACTCGCAAACTTAGCTATCATATCGGCATATTTAGAACCTGTTGGATCGACAATAGGGTCTAGGTCTGTTTTAACAGGAACTTTAAACTTCTGTTCTAACTCGCTTACAAACGGTTTAATATAACGATTAAAGCTACTAATAAACATGCTTGCAGACTGATCTAATGAACTTTGCTGGTCACCTTGACCATTTAAATAATTTTCAGGAATTCCGAACACTTTACTAACTTGTACTCTAGTCCAGTCTACGTTGTTCAGGTATTCAGCTGTCTTAGCGTCAATCGTTGGCATAGCTTCAACGGTAGCCGATTGGTCTAATACAACTGGCTTACCTTGATTTGCCCCAGAATATTGCTCTTGAAAGCTGTCTCGGATGTACTCTTTGACATCTTTAGTTAGTTGAGCTTTTGGTACTGAAATGGCTAAGCTAGGAGCAATGAAGTTCTTAAGCGTATTAATCGATAACTTACTAGATAGAGATTGAAAAGATAGTTCGTTAATCAGTGCCTGTAGTGGTGATGTTCCAACGTATTGATAAAGTGGATTACCAGTCACAAAAATACGAAAATGTAACATATCACCAGATTGAATGACTTCGCTATTGCGTTCGTCATTGTAAGATACTTGATAAGTCAAATCACTGTTGTTGTCACCGAGAATGACTTGAACGTTTGCGTAAGGAATTTCTTCAAGTTCTACTGGTATCCCTTTTTTTCTACGAATTGCTACATACGCATTACCAGTAAGCAGCATTTGATTAATAACTGACGTCCAAAAACCATAAGAATTAATTTTGTCATTCGGGTGGTTAAAAACACTTTTAAAAGGCTCGTCCATCACATAATTAATGCTCGCTAATTGAGAACTGATTAAACTGATAACTGAAAAGATATCGGAGTTCTTAATCGCTGTTTCAGCGTTCACAACTGGTTCAGGTATAATTGTATTGCCTTCAACCGTAAACGGCGTATAACCGCTCGGTAAGCTCTGTGAGCGGATGTTTAACCGAGGAAATGGATTAATTGCCATACATTACTCACCTCCCTTCCTGCTTGCTGTAATCCAACTAAGGTAGATTAGAGATAAGCCTAGGACTATCAATCCAACATATTTGCAAAATAAAAACCCTGCTACAGTAAACGTAGTCAGAGCCATAATCATTAATATTAAACTGATGTTTGCTAGTACAAATTGCCCGAACCATCTAAGCTGTTTCAATTTTCCACCTCCTAGAAACTAAAATCATTCATAAAATAGTCGTTAATTTCTTCTGTTGTTTTATTGTCCCAAATAGACTTAGTTTTAACGTTACTTAATCCGTCAAAGTAATACATCGCTTCATAAAAAGCATCAATCAAGGCGTCCACTGCATCAATCTTACTTGTACGCTTGTCTTTATTAATCTTGATACCATTATTTTCTTCAAATAATAATGCATTTTTAAGAGAATACTGTAGAATTCCATCGTCTAACATTGTAATGCGCTCTTGATGTAATTCATCTCGGAAAAACCGAGTTGGCTCGTTAAGGCTTCTTACTCCTTGATGGACTGGAATGCAAACCCATTCAGTATTTTCAATAAGTCTCTTAGTCATCGACGTTTCGTGGTAGAAATCATATAAGAAAGCCTTAACTTGTAAATGATGTTCGTCTACATAGTTCAACAACCAGTTACATACTTCATCATCTTCAACAATGCCGTATTGGTTTTCGGTAATCTTGCCAAAGCCTTTCGCAACTTCTGCACGATAATTAATCCCGTCTTGATGTTCTTTGATATTAATATCATTGTTAGAATTTCTAAGCGGAATAAACGAGAATTGCTCGACGTGAAATTTATTTATTCCGTTATCTTCGTAAGGATAGACAAAAGCAATTGCGTTATCGTCACTGAATTGGCCTTTATCGTAACCAATATAGACTTGTCGATTGTCAATTCTAAAATTAGGAATGATTGCTTTCTCTAAATCTTCAAGGCTTACATACGAATTGACTTTAACTTGTAACCAATTGTTTAAGTTACGGTTTTGGAACTCGTTAGCAATCCCAGAAGCAACGTGAGAATCTTTATCGGCAATCATCCGCTTTAAAATTGCTCCGTCTTTATCTAGCTCTAGCAAAGGATTGCTCTTAATCCAAGTTTCAGGACGATTGATTTCATCTAGGTTATCTTGTTGCCAGACTAAACACAAGTAGTTGTCTTCGTCACGGGAATAGTCTTTTTTCATAACATCTTTTAAACGTACCTGGTCTTTATAGAACAACGTTTCTGTATTCTCGTAAGACGTCGATATCATTAACAACTGGGCATTAGGCAAATGAGATTGTCCTTGAGTAATCTTACCAATGTTAGGTTTGTGGGCGTAGCCTCCGTCTCCTGCTTCGTCAACAACCGCCAAACGGAAATGGTAACTATCAAATTGACCGGATTCATTAGACAATTGAACCACCTTGTTACCAATGTTTGACTTAATACCTTGCTCACCGATATAAGTGTCGGTCTCGTTTAAAATCTCTTGAATATCTTCTTCGGTATCTCTTAGAATTCTTCCAGAAGTTAGCACATAAGCCCACGGCTTTTTCATTTGTGCGCCAGTGGGCATTGTGTAGCCGATATCTTGATTAGATAGCCCAGCACATTCGATTAAATAGGTGTACCACAACATGATGCTGGCAATATAAGACTTACCATTAGCACGCGCAACCGATACAATTACACGACTATAACGGAAATTGTCGTTATCCTTATATACCCAAGCTTTACTCATGCACAAAATAGCTTTCTGCCATAGCATTAGTGGCATAGGCTTGCCGTGTGCTGGTTCAGGGAAGATAGAAGCAAACCCTAAAATGCTACGGCATCGCTCTAAATCGTAACGATAAGGGAAGTTTTCGTCCGGGTCTTCCGAACGTCTTAAGTCCTGTAAATGTCTAAAACAAGCTAGCTTCATCATCTCACCAGAAACAATCTTGTCATTAACGACCAGCCAAGCGTAAACAGTGGCCGGGTCTCGATACTTTTCTAATATAGCTGTAAAATCTATCTTTTTAACCGCCTCGGAGACGCTAGCATCCTCTTTGGTCAAATCTACCTTATCAATCATTAGAAGTCACCAGCTCCCTCTTTGAGCTTCTCAGCAAGTGATTTCTTATCTTTCTTTTTCGGTTGTATTAATTGCATTAAATCTGAACGGCTTTTTGGTGATAAACCTAACTCCGCACCGACTTTAATTAGAGACTTAGATGCTGAATCGTTTATCTGCACCATTGGATTCTTTTTCCATCCTACGAAGTCTTTACCGACAATCTGCCCGCTTGAACTTTGTAATGATTTGTAAATGGCGGTTGCTTCACCATGTTTTCGGATGTGTTCGTATGAATCACGATATAATTCATACTGTGTACAATAAATTTCAACTAAATTTGCATCTATCCGCTTGACCTTTCCTTCATCTTCTAAAAAAGGCACAATCTTACGCCACACGGCCTTTGCTTCTGTTCCCAAGTACTTTGGTGGGTCAACGGATAAACGACCGTTATTTCGGTCTTTAAATGGCTTCTGTGCCATTAGAAACACCCCCCCTATGATAGAAAGAAACCCCCATACCCTAAACCATTAAAAAATGGTACATAACGCGAGAACATTATGGCGTTTCGCTCTTTCCACGAATGCCTTAGGGGCGGGGTTTATTGGACTTTCGATTAATTTTTTTCTAATTTTCATCATCAGAAAAATTCTTTCGAATTTATTTTTTTGCTTTCAACAATCCGTCAACTTTTTTCATTGCTTCGTCCGATTCTTTTTGTGCTTGATGCGTCTTGTCAACGTAAGATTCAACGCTTAAATCTCTGCCACAAACTGGGCAAAATTTAATTAAATTGTCTTCATTAGCAAGAAATTCATTTAATTGTACAGTGCAAACAGCGTCATGATTAGCAACTGCACCTAAACATTCAAAAGGTTCATGGCAAAAAGTACAATCATCATACTCTTGAGCTTTTTCTAAAGCTTCGTCATACATCTTTCCCATTATCTTCGCAAAGCCGTTTTCGATATTCTTATTCATCTTAAATCTCCACCTCTTCTACTCTTCCCGACCAGTCAATCGTTAACGCATAAGTTGGATAACTAACCGTTCCTGTGTTCATGTCTCCGTCTTCTTCATAGTCAACGAAAAAGCCATTACTAATAAGATAGTCTAACAATCCAATTAGCATCGAACCTTGAATCTCATGTTCTCTAATCCTGGTTACTCCTGCATTAGAAGCCTCTTCGATATCTTGTTTAATAATCTCAACAAATTGCTCTGCATTCTTGCTTGACTTATCTCTTGCTATTGCTAGTGCTTCTTCTGATTTCATCGCAACTTCTCCTTGATTACTTTAATCCACCAATCCTTGCTCACATGTCTTAATTGATTAGGTTTCATACTCTGTTCTAACTTAGTCTTGATGTTATGTTCCTTACGAGATAGCAGCCATAGATTACTCATCTCATATCTATCGTCACCACTTAGTAACTTCAAAGGGATGATGTGATCCACGATAATATCCTTGTCATTTAATATCCCTGCACTAACTCCAGATACATACATATCTCTAGCAACTACATAGTTACGTACATCAGTCCATCGCTTAGAATGATAGAAACTGTTGGCTTTCTTGTCTCGTTTGTATTGATTGTAGAACTTATCTCGCTTGCTATCCTCTGGTGTCCTTACCTTGTTAATCGTATGCTTCCTGCAATACTTTACTTCAAACGGTAACAGCTCATGACAGCCAACGTGATAGCAATGATGCATTTTAACTCCTGCCATATTAACCAACTCCCATTATCATTAACGATTGGATCCACTCTAAATCAGATGGTTTCATATACTTCAATGCTAATGGTGAAACATCTACTTCGATGTATTGTTGAAATGCATCTCTACAATGTTGTCGTAATGATATATATTCTATAGTCACACCAGATTCAGAAATGAATCGCTGCTTACTTTCAACTAACTTACCAGTAGAAAGGTAAGTTCTATTTCGTAGATAATCTTTGAACTCTTCATGAGCATCACTTCGTGTGTAACCAATAATTAATATTCGCATATAGTTGCCTCACAATCATATTCAACAGTGTTACCTTGCCTATCCACGCCTTTAAGCGTACCGTGCCACCTATCGCCAATAGTTAAAGGTACATCAAAATGTATTCTTGATCGCATATCTTGTTCATATTTAATCCGAGGTAAAATCAATGTACTAAATAAAAGCTTATCAATTAGCTTACAGTTCCATACAGTATCTAATACGATAACTTCCTTCATAACATATACCTCCATAATAAAAAGCCACACAACAATTAAGTTATGTGACCTTAGCGTTATATCAATAAGACAGCAAGGAATCGAACCCTGCGACAAACGTAACATGCCTTTCCCTGATTGAATTTGTTGAAACGGAAATCTGCCGAACCATCTGCCTTACATCTTTCGACAATACCAATATAAAGGATACTAACTCCAAAAGTACTCAAGTTTTACTCCAAATTTACTCCAGATTTACTCCACTTTTTTATTTTATAAAAGCTTGGCACTCCAGCCTTTCAGCTACATCTAATAGTGCTGATTCATGCCAATTAAAATAAGTGGTCGATGACATGTTGTAATACCTGTTGGGAAGTCGTTGCATTAACGTGTCCATGTAGTAGCCGTGGTCTTCCTCATAGCCTTCACAATAGACAATTTTAAGCAACTCACGATAATGGTACTTTCTACAACTATTGATCGCCCAATCTACCCATTTACAAAACACTTTGCCTTTTTCGGCATTAATCATTCTCTGCTCAACATATTCTGGAGCTGGTGCCGTTGCACTTGGTGCCCCATCACCAAAGTTGGCGGTAACTTTCGGGTTAATCGGAGCATTGATATAAGCTTTGTACTTACGATATTTAGACAATATTTTTCTTGCGTTATACTTGGTCTGTTCTTTATCTAATTCTGGTAGTAATGCCATGCCCCGTCACTCCTGCTATAATTATATTGTTGAGATTATTAGATCGAGGGCACGTCTGCGAGGTGCTCTTTTTTTTATTACTATTTGTCTAATATATGTTCTTCAATATGCATTTTTCATTTTGCTCCCTTGCTTGCTTTCCCTTACCATTGTTCCGCAATTAATTTAGCCACTATTATTACGGTAGGGAACCACCACAGCGCCATAAACAATGAAAACCAAGGCTCTCCACAATACGTATCAACTACCACCGGTGCTATTCCAAAATTGATTACTGCTAAATCAACTAAGACAAATATCTTAATTACCTCTTTTAACACCGACTTATTCCACCTCTTCTAGATTGATTTTGTAAACCTTGCCACCAGTTTGTTTCGCTAATTCTTTTGCGTAATCTTCATTGTAAAACGTTGCGCCATTTATGGAATTTGCAAATGTATAAACCATTTGTGATGCAGATACTGATTCTTTTAGGTATAAATTCCCTAACTTAACTATGTAAATGTTTTCCATACTTAATCATCCTCCTTTAATAATTACCACTAATTAATGCCCACTTCGTAGTATCAAATCTTTTAATTTTATAGCACTTAGGGCAACCGGCAACTACTTCTTTGTGCCATACACCCGATATATCTGATGGGACATTTGCCACACGCAGAAATACCCAATCATGCTTACAGAATAATCTCACCGTTATTACACCTCTTCATAAGTTTTCCTGAAAATGTCGTCAGCGATTGCCCAATGCTCACCCTCAACACCCGTAGCAATCCAATCACCTATATTGATAGCCAAATCGCCTTCAAGGGTTGGTATTGAAAACGTAGGATCCCAACCATCAATTACAAAGTTTTCTTTCACAATCCCATATTTATCAATCATTTCATCCGAGCCATCAAACTGTTCAGCCTTGATAGTTGCTGTTTTGCGATATTCTTTTAGCATTGGTTGTCCTCCAATTTTTCTGCCTAATCATTCCAATATGGATAAATCAGCAGTGTTATGCCCAAAAATAATAATGTGCTGGCTACATCGTTACGGTATGTTCCGAAAATCGTAAATGCCATCATCACTATGTAGGCATGTTCATGAAGCGAACTTATAATTTTACTCATCTTCTACCTCTTTATAAATTTTCACCAAGCGATTCTTTCCAATATATATTAGCTATATTTTTCCGCCACACTTCCCAGTAAGTCATGTCGTAAGGACATTCATTCCATTCAGCTAAGTTCTTTTCAACAGGTACCCAATCCTTATAGCAAAGATAAAACGACATTATGAATATAATTGGAATTAATATAAGAGCAAGGATTCCAAACAAAACATCTTTAATCATCTTCTACCTCCACAAACTCAAGCAGTCCAGCATTGTTGTAAGCATCGTATTCGGGCCACTTTTCTTTAGCTTCCTCCTCTGTAAGAGCACCACCCGTAATTCCGTCACTGCCTGTAAGGCCTAAGATTACCTTCCCTTCATCATCTAATCTAACATACTTCCGAAGACCGTGTATCCCTTTTAACTTAACTACACGTCTTGGTTTTTCAAATGTTTTTACATATTCTTCTTTAGTCATCTAGTCGCCCTCCTTGAATCTTTCTAATACCGGCTTAAATTGATCTTCCAATCGGTCCAACTCGTCAAGATATTGTGTTAATTCCATCACATCATTATTGTCACGGATCATTAAATGAATAGCGGCGTTAAGAGCGTACCTGACACTCGGATAGAAACCAAGTTGCTTCATGACAGGTAAATTGTCCTTGTCTAACTTAATCGCTCCAGAATCATCTCTGATGAACTTCATCAAGGTGTGATTGTTGTGGCTCTCGATTTTAATCTGGTAATCTTCGTTAATTTTGATAATCATTTTTTTATCCCCCTAATCAGATAAGTGATCCCGCTAATCCACGTCTGTAAAATAATCGCCGCTATAAAGATTGCTACGCCAATCAATCCACTATGCAACACATGCCCGATTAACACTGCTGGCAATAGCCAAAAAACGCATGAGAAATACCACAGCATGAACATAATTAGACTTCCTCCGGTTCAAATTCCACATCAATGCCTACCTTCGCCATGCCAATCGCAATTTCTTCGGCTTCCTTCAGCGCTGCTTCTTTTTCAGCAAACAGTTTAGCTTCTTCTTTCGGTGCTGTCCATGAGATTTGATTCATATAACCTTTATCATGCTTGTTTTTCAGCACATAAAAATTGTGTTGCTTCACTTCGAAGTTAACCTGCTCACCGATCGGACTAATCGCAGCGTGTAAGATGTCCGCTTTCTGTTTTGCTTGCTTCCATTTTCTAAATACCGTGGCATCTTCAATACCCACATATTGGTGGACTTGATTTCCTAGCCTGCGATAGTAGTTATTAGTTGCTGTATTCTTAATCACGTACATCTTTTTCAATCTCCTTTTTAAAC